ATGAAAATATAAATAAACTTTTTCTGAGTAGTAAATCCCCATGGAGACTTTCTATTTTCATTGTCATTACCGTCACAATTATATCCACTCGATATAAAATTTGGACAGTTGTTATTATCACATGGTGATGAGCATTTAATTTCCTTATTATTCATCTCTATATAATAAATTATAGTTCATTTTACATAATATTCTTTCATTTTTTTTTATACTCTAAATACATCTCCCAAATTACTTAAAACAGTATTTCTCTCTATAATTTTTCCTAATGTTGAACTTTCTATTAACTCTACTTCATCAGCTCTTAAAGTTGTATCATTCTCATAGTAATATCTATCTCCATCACGTAATCTAATAAATTGATCTCGAATTATTTCATAAAATAATGGACCAACATTAGCATCATTTAGATGATCTTCGGCTAATCCACCAACCCATGGATCTATATCATCAACTGTATTATACAATTCCGCTAAACCACTACTGACTACCGGATCAGATGTGATTTCTGTAAATGTTGTTACTTTTTCTAAATCATAAGCTGCACGTAAAGTATTATAATCTGGGATACCATGATCACGTCCACGTTGTAGATTTAATGATGCCAAATCTAATAATTGTTGTGCTGTTGGTGCACCAAATAAGAAACTTCTAATATCTTCCACTATACGTGTATCTATTTTTTGCATTGTTCCTATCTTACCACCTAATAAAAGCTGATCAATACCATTATTTTGAATATATGTTGAATTGAAAAATGCATCTCTCAATAATATACTTCCAGATTGTCCTGTATGTAATGTAGATGAAAGCATACTGTGTCCAACGCGGTAACCAACTGTAGAAAATTCAGTATTAATTGAAGCATCAATATTTTCATTATAAGATGTGTATTTTGGAATAGCATTTTTTCCTAAAAGTTTAGGTAAAAACTCCATATAGGTTATATTTTGCATCATACCTATTAACAATTTACGCGCGTTTTGATAAATTACTTCATCCTTATTTAAATATTCTGGATGTTCCAATAAAATTTGATCACATAATCTATTATGTTCTCTAACAAATAAAGTATGCATTGCTGTTAAAAATATATTTTCATTAGATCTAATATCACCTGCTAAAAAAAAATCTTCAGGATTAGATTCTTCTGGTGCTGCATTTTTTAATCCATCCGAATTATAAGGCAATATAACCTCTCCATTATTTGCATTTTTTGTAATTAATTTACCACTGCCATCTAATTTTCTTAATGCATAAGATCTTTCATTATTATGTCCATAAACATTGGTTGCATCAATATAACTTGAAATATTATTAACTTGTTCTCTTGGATTTGTATTAACTACAAAACTTGAACGAGTGAAGGGTATGGTTCTATTAGGAAAATCTTCATTAGAATCTTGAGCAATTGTGGGTGTAGTCATATTAACAGTTTCTCCACCACTGGACTGAGTTTCAGTTAAATCAATTTCGTGATCTAAAAATTGTCCCCAAATCCACATCATATCGGATAAATTATCATTATTAGGTATTGATGTTGTTGATTTACATAATAAATTGCTAATAGTTCTTGGATTAGGATTTTTTATACCTCTAATTGATAAAGATGATTGATTATCACCATATTGAGAAGCAGATTTTCGTAATAATTTAGTATTAATTTTACCCCATATGGGATTAAATAAATTATTACCACTACCATCTAAAGATCTAAAATTATTAACGGGATTTGTGGTATTATTTGTATCTATATTATTTAATGTATTTTCCATTTCATTCATATGATTTTCCATTGTTAAAACACGTCCAACTAATGTATTTATCAAATTCGCCATTTATAAAATATAAATATATTATTTTTTGAAAAATTATTATAAATTATTTAATCTATTTTGTATCCTGATTTCTCTTTGATGTAATTTTTTTATTCTTTGACAAAGAATATTTAATTGTTTCATTAAAGATGCTTCCATTTATATTATATAAAGAGAATATTTTATATATATTATAAAAATATGCTCAAAAATTTTGACCCAGAACTTTATAAACTTATCCAAAAAGAACATCACCGACAAGTTAATAGTATCGAACTAATTGCTTCAGAAAATTATACATCAGATCATGTCCTTGAATGTCTTGGAACTTGTCCAAACAGAAAATATGCAGAAGGAGAAATAGGCGCCAGATATTATGGTGGTTGTGAATATATTGATGAAATTGAATTACTGTGTAAAAAACGTGCCCTTAAAGCATTCCATCTAAATTCAGAAGAGTGGGGTGTAAATGTTCATTGTCATAGTGGATCTGTTGCAAATTTAATTGCATATAATGCTATTTTAGAACCACATGATAGAATAATGGCTATGAGTTTACCAAGTGGTTCACATTTGAGTCATTGTCATTCATCAGATAATAAAAAAATATCAATTTCTTCTAAAATTTACGAATGTTTACATTATACTCTTAATAATGAAGGATATATAGATTATGATCAATTAGAATCAAATGCACTTTTATATAGACCTAAATTAATTATTTGTGGATATAGTGCTTATAGTAGAGATCTTGATTATCAAAGATTTAAAAAAATTGCAGATCATGTTGGTGCATATTTAATGTGTGATATGTCTCATTTTAATGGATTTGTTGCAGCTAAATTATTAAATAATCCATTTGATTATTGTGATATTGTTACATCAACTACACATAAACTTTTAAGAGGACCAAGAAGTTCTATGATTTTTAGCAGAAAAGAATTAAACAAACAAATTGATTTTTCAGCATTTCCTTCTGTACTTGGAGGTTCAACATATGATATAATAACAGCATTAACATGTCAACTTAAAGAAGTTGATACAGAAGAATATCGCGAATATATTAAACAAGTACATAAAAATATTAAAATTTTTGCGGAAAAAATAATGGAGTATGGATATCATATTATGACAGATGGTACAGATAATCATTTAGTCTTGATTAATGTTAAAAAAACTGGATTAACTGGGAGTAAAGTTGAAAAATTGTGCGAATATGTTAATATTTCATTAAACAAAAATTCAATTTATGGAGATGCATCAGCTTTTAATCCCAGTGGTATTAGAATAGGTAGTCCATGGATGACTACTCGCGGATGTAAAGAAGAAGAGTTTGTTAAAATAGCTGAATTTATTCATAGATCTATTCAAATAGGTGTAAAAATACAGGAAGAAAGTGGTAAAATGTTGAAAGATTTTGTGAAAAGATTTGATGGAGATCAGGATTTAGGAGATTTAAGAAAAGATGTACAAGAGTTTATGGATAAATTGAATAAATAAATTTATATTATAAATAATTTACTGATCTTGTGGTATTTTTTATAATTTTTAAGAATATGTAGTATTTACAATATCCTAAATGTTTATCAAAAAAACTTCGTTAGCGTAAACGAAGTACTAAATGAAGGGTACTCTCCTTTTGGACATTGTAGTCCTCAAGGGTACGACCATCTTCGAGCTGCTTCCCTGCAAAGATAAGTCTTTGTTGGTCAGGTGGAATTCCTTCTTTGTCCTGAATTTTCTGTTTCACATTCTCGATAGTATCTGATGATTCAACCTCCAATGTAATCGTTTTGCCTGTCAAAGTTTTGATAAAAATTTGCATTGTTTTATAATAATAAATATTAAAATATTTAAAAATATTATTCATTTTTTTTATATTTTTAGAAATACCATTATATACATAAGTTTATTATTTATAGTAATGTAATACTATTTAATATAGATAAATATCATCATGTTTATAATTTATTTAATATATATGAATAATTTAATATATATGAATAATTTTATTTATTATCGCAATAATTGATAAATCTTATAAAAAAATATTGTTATAATATATAAAAATATGTTTAAAAAATTAATGAAAATGAAAGTCGATCATCAATTACTCATTGTTGTTGCTGTTTTTGTCATCCTTTTTGCCCTCTTCTGGCCACGTGATCGCCCCTTAGCAAGCATAAACTTTGGTGCTAATTTAGGAAATCTTGGTGGAAAAATATCTCTTGAAGCACTTGAATCTTTAGATGAAGGTTTTGAAGGAAAAACATTAGCATTTTTCTATGCTCCATGGTGTGGTCATTGTCAAAAAGCTGAACCTGAATGGGAAAAAGCAGAAAAAATGAATAATACTGATGTTAAACTTGTTAAAATAAATTGCGATGAAAACAAGGAATTAGCAGAAAAATACGGTATCCAAGGTTTTCCAACATTTTATTTCTTACCACATGGATTAAATAATCCTAAAGATAGAGTTGAATACAAGGGTGATAGAACTGGTGAGGCTTTATTAGCATTTATTGCCAATAAATAAAAATATGATAATTCCTTTAATGTTATAATTCCTTTAATGTTATAATTCCTTTAATGTTATAATTCCTTTAATGTTATAATTCATTTAATGTTATAAATATAATTAAATAATATAATTAATTATATTTAATTATCTATTTCATCATTCATCTGTCTTACCTTCTCCTTCAATTCATCACGATATCTATCCATCTCTACTCTATTACCCAGTATTCTAACAGCTAATAATCCCGCATTCATCGCTCCATCCAAATTAACTGTCGCCACTGGAACACCATTTGGCATCTGCAAAATTGATAATATTGAGTCCCACCCATCTATCGAATTACTTGATTTAATAGGTACACCTATTACTGGTAATGAAGTTGTTGAAGCTATCATACCTGGTAAATGTGCAGCACCACCCGCACCTGCAATAATAACTTCTAATCCCCTTTCTTGTGCTGTTTCGCCATATTCAATCATCATTTGTGGTGTTCTATGTGCAGATACTATTTTCACTTCATAATCAACCTTGAACATCTTCAAAATATTTATTGCTTGATTCATAATTTCTAAATCAGATTTACTTCCCATAATTACACCAACCTTAGGATAATTAACCATCAATGTACTATTATCATTAATATCTACGCAATTTTTAACAATCTGTTTAATCTCTTCGACTCTTTCTATTAAATAATCTCTATCATATGATAAAATATTCAAATGACCCATCTTTCTATAAGGTCGTGTCTCTATCTTATCATAAATATGTACTTGTACATTTTCAAAATTATCTAAATTATATATAGCATTACCTGTCTCTATCTCTGGATTACCTAAAATATTTATACATGCACCATATTCAGCTAACTGTTTAACAGGGTACAATTTTAAACCTAATAAGCATCTAATTAAAATATCAAATTGCGAATTATTAAACATATCTTGTGTATGATGACCACTATTGTGAGGACGAGGTGCTAATTCATTCACATAAATTTCTCCATTAGATTCAAATAATTCAATAGCTAAAATACCAACAAGATTTGTAATTTCTGCTAATTTAGTTGCAATTTTATTAATTTTGTCCAAATTTACATCTTCAACAGGACATACTAAATAATCTAACATATTTTGATCTGTAAATTTCATTTCAACAGGTGGATAAATAATAATATCTCCATTAATATTTCGTGCAACTATAACAGATAATTCTCTATCCATTTGACAATATTGTTCAATAATACTATTTTTAGGATATAATTTATCAAAATAGTTCTCTTCATGTATAATTTGTGTTCCGTAACCATCATAACCACCAATACATAATTTATTAACAAATGGTGGGATCATATCTTTAGAAACAATAGAAATATTATCATAATAAAAAAATCTCATTGTATTAATATTATTCTCTAATAAAAAATCTTTTTGTACTTTTCTATCTTTAATAATTTCTAAAATTTCTGGTTGTGGATAAACATTTTTTTTAAAATAATTTTGCAAATATTTTAAAGCATCCGTATTTACATTTTCTATTTCAATAGTTATAATATCACATTTTTTACCAAAATTTACAATTTTATCATAATTATTTAAATCACCTATGGTATATTCTTTACAAATATTTTTAGAAGAAAAATTTTTACTGTTTGAATAAACATGAAAATCAATGGGATAATTAATACCTGCTTGAATTATCATGCGCCCTAATTGTCCACCTCCAATAATTCCGATTGTTTTACGTTGCATAATGTATATATTCTATTTTTCTTTTTTTAAGTCATTTTTCAAGTCATTTTTCAAGTCAACTTTTTTATTTTTAGATAAATAATTTGTGGCTGAATCTATTCCTAATTGATACATATTTTTTTTATCATCTTGTGTTAATTCAAAATTCATACTATGTATATTTTTGATATCAATAATGATTGTATTATCTATATAATCTTTCAAATGAAATTTTTCATATCTTTCAGTTAAACATTTAATAATATTAATCAAATAATCTTCACCATCTACAATACCATTTGAATTATGATTACTATGTATTATAATCCCTATTTTATTTTTTATATCTTTAAAATAATTCATTGGATAAGGTGAAAATAAAGCACCATCTATTAAAATTTCTGTTTCTTCAATCCCATTTTTAATAACATTATTTTTTAAAGGATTAAAAATAATTGGATAACTAATTGTAATTCTAATAGCATCTAATACTTTCATTTCCGGTGTTTCGAGATGACTATAATATTTTTCTTCATTTCTAATCAGTTCAGAACCAGTTAAGACCAATAATTTATTTGTTTTTTCAAAAAGATTTTTAAAAGTAATATCAGATGATATATTTTTCTGTTTAATAATAGCAATAAAAAGTTTAATTAAAAATTCTCCATTATCTAATCCCCAATTTTGAAATATAGTAGAAATATTAATATTACGATACTCGCTGAAATTTATATTAAACATAATTTCCTCTAATTCATTATATGTATATCCAATATTTAACAAAAAACATATCAATCCACCAATTGAACTACCAATATATGCTTCTACATTATTTAATAAATTATTCTCAAACAATACTTTTAAGGCACCTATTATTGCAATGCCTTTAACACCTCCGCCACTTATAACTAAATGTGTGTACATAATATATAAAATTTATATTATATATTTTTATATATTATTATATATAATGGACGAGAATTTTTCAATTAATGCAGAAGAATTACGCGATATCCATCGTATTAAGTCTAATAATAGAACTAAAATTTATATAAAATTATTAGAAAAATGTTATTATCGTATTAAAAATGCAGCTAATAATGATAATACTTATTTTATTTATCCAATCCCAGATTTTGTACTTGGTATGCCAACATATAATTTAGCATATTGTGCAGCTTTTATTATTCATGATTTAAGAAATAAAGGATTTATCGCTAAATTTTTTAATCCAAACATTATTTTTGTCTCATGGCAATTTGATAAACCATCTTTCATTAAAAATGGACCTAAAAGAATTACTTATAATGAACCTAAAATTGCTACTGAAACTCCTAAAAATATGACTATTACTTTAGATAAACCTAAACAAAGTACATTCAGATCTATTTCCGATTATCAACCTACAGGACACTTTATTTTTAATTAAATGAGGGAAAAACCAAGTTACCCCTTCAAAACACCATCTTTCGAGGAAGAATATTTTTAATTTATAAATGATAGTAATCCATCATCTATAATTATGTAAATCTTTTGCTTAATCTAACAAAACAGTCCAGAATGAAGATTATAAATATTCCTATTAAAATAAGAATAAATATATCTAAGAATCCTTCATCAATATTTTGTGTTACATTAAATTTTTCAATAATAGAATTATTAGATGATTTATCATTATTCAATAATCTGTTAACCTTATTTTTACAATCTTCACATTCTAAAACATGTTCTAAAAAATTTTCACAACTTGTTGTTGTAGTCAATTGACCATCTTTTTTAGTATCCATTTCACCTTTAATATCCATATAATATTTACTCATTTCTTCATCTAAATCGTTGATTGAATTTTTATTAGCTGATGTACTTACCTTTGTCATGTCTCTATCATTTAAAATATTTGTATCAACATCATTATCAATTTTAGGCATTTTAGTTAACATATCATCATCTTTTTTATATAAATTTGCATACTCTGTACCCCAAGCTTCTTCAAGAGAACAGTATGACATTTGCTTTGAAGCCATATAAATATAATATATGAATATATTTTATTTTATCAATTTTATAATTATATGTATATTAATTATAAATGAATAATTTACTTGATAGTATGGAAATTCAGACAGAATTATCAAATAGTTTATTACTTTTTTATATTGCATTAACATCAAATTTTTTAGTTAATTTTTTTCCTAAAACACATATAGATTTTATCAAAAATAATATTTTTGCAAAACATTTATTAGGGTTTTTTACAATGTTATTTTCTATATATCATATTACAACAATTAGTGATCTTACACAAATATTATTAGTTACACTATTTTTATACTTATGGTTTTTAATGACAACAAGATTACCACCTATTTATAATATTTTAATTATAGTATTTTTATCTTTAATCTTTTTGATTAATATTAAAATAGATCATTTACAAAAAAATAATAATAAAAATGTAAAAAATGAAATATTTATGTTATCAAAAATGGCTAAGAATATATTTACATTTATTATGATATTTATTGTATTAATTTATATATATTATTTATATTGATATAAGTAAAATTATGATTTTTATTTTAATTATACATATATATGAATAATTATATAATTGTGATTGTATTAATTATTATTATATTTTTATTTTCTGGTGATAAATATTTTATAAAAAAATTTATGGATAATAAAATGATATTTCTATTATTAATAATTTATTTTCTTTACAATAATTTCAATCTAATAATTTTATTTATATTATTAATATGTTTACTTTTATATGATGAAAAAATTAGACAATTATTATACTTACGTTCTGAAAAATATATTGATATAACTAAACATAAACTTAAAAAATTTTTAGATATTAAAGAAAACAATATTATTACCGATGAAATAAATAATAATAATCAAAATATTATTCCCGATGAAATAAATGATAATAATCAAATTATTATTCCCGATGAAATAAATAATAATAATAAAAATATTATTCCCGATGAAATAAATGATAATAATAAAAATATTATTCCCAATGAAATAAATGATAATAATAAAAATATTATTCCCGATGAAATACATGATAAAATTAATGATAATATATCCGACAATAATGAATTACAAAAATTACTAAATGAAATAAATATATAAGTATTATATATATGGAACAACTTCTATTTTATCTTAATAATAATAAATTATTTACTGGATGTGCTATGATCGTTATGAATATTGGAGGAAGATATATTTCTAAAGATCTTCCACGTAGTTTAGACAATATATTTAAACATATATGGATAAGACGATTAGTTATTTTTTGTATAGCATTTATAGCTACACATGATATTAAAATATCTTTATTAATAACATTATCTTATATTCTCATATTTAGTATATTACTGAATGAAAATAGTGGAATGTGTATTTTGCCTGAAAGTTATCTTGATTTTGATGAAGACGGTGTTATAAGTACAGAAGAATTAGTAAAGGCTAAAAATATTTTAGATAAATATAAAAAACATATATATAAAAATAAAAACTAAGAAAATGTTATCTTCATTAAAATTCTATTTATGTTGTATATATAGAATTTATATTTTTTATAAAGTAATTTTTAATTTGTAAACTTTTATAAAAAATATATTTAAACAACTATGCGTATATTTTATTAAATAAGTTTCTAAATTCGTTATATAATAATGAATGAAGATGATAGCAGAAATAATAAACAATTTAAAATTGAAAGAGCAACAAATTCTAATAATCATCTTATGAATGATACTATTAATATTAAAACTGAAAATAATGTTAATATAGAAAGAGAAGATGAAAATATTAAATTATCCAGTGTTAAAAAATCAGATAGTGTTGACTCAAAACCTCAATTAACAACAGATAATTTACAAAATAATATTCAAAAACCAAAATTAGTTCCTATGGATGGATTAGATCTTCTTTCTAATCCAAAAAAAACATATGAATCTTCTGCAAATAATACTGATTCTGATAAAGATGTACATAATTATCCCAGTGATAGTTCATCTGACCATAGAGTAAGCAATACATATGATAATCTATTTAATACATCTGCACCAATGAATGATGATCATGATTCACATGATAATGATTATCATAATTATTCAGAAAATAAATATTCAGATAATAATTATTCAGAAAATAGATTTTCCGATCATAAGTTATCTGAAAGTGAAAATGATTATTCAAATAATAAAAATTATCAAGATACATTATCTATATCGTCTGTATCAGATAGAGATGAAGTTAATCAGCAAAAAACTTATGAAGAATTACAAAGAGAAAAACAATTTCTTTTATTTAAATTGGAAAGATTGGAAAAGAGTATGAAAGTTAAATTATCGCGTAGATATACTATGGCATCCAATATTGATGATATTAAATATGAATATGAAAAATTGAAGAGACAGAGAGATGTTGATAAAAGTATTAAATTTCAAAGAAAAGCTTTAATGGCTATAACAAGTGGTTTTGAATTTCTTAATAACAAATTCGATCCAATTGATGCAAAATTGGATGGATGGTCTGAAAGTGTAATGGAAAATATTGATGATTATGATGAAGTTTTTGAAGAGTTACATGATAAATATGCTGAAAAGATCGAAGTTGCACCAGAATTAAAACTAATGATGATGGTTGGTGGTAGTGCATTTATGTTCCATTTGACTAATACTCTTTTCAAATCCAATGTACCCAGTTTAAATGAAATTCTCAAACAGAATCCGGATATTATGAGAAATATCTCAGAAGCCGCTGTTAAAAGTATGGGTAACAATATGGGTGGTGATGACGAATTTACAGATATGATGAGACAAGGTGTTAATATGAAAGCACAACAGTATGAAAGAGAAACGAGTTCTGGTAATAGAGGCGGTTCTATGCGCGGACCAACTAATATAGATGATTTAATGTCTGATGCCAGTGATGGAGAGAGTGTTCATAATGTTAGTTATAATCCGAGAAAACAGAGAAGATCCAGAAAGAGTAGTCAAGGTATAAATATTGATGTGTAAAAAAAATTGACAAATTTTTTTGTATTTATATATTGTTTAATTTTTAAGACAAATGTCAATAATCGAACAACAAAACAATACTGGTTTATACCAGGATATGAATAAGGCGCTCACCGAAGCAGCAAACGCTGCAAGTAGGGAAGGCACAGAAGAATTAGGTCCTAAAGCCAAGGAGACTCTGAATAATAAAATCACAAGTCTTGGTGAAAAGGTATTTTTACGTAAGAACTGGGACGGAACCCACGCGGCATTCGTTGTTGTGAAAACTTCTAATCTCGAAGATCTCGAAAAGATTGTCCTCGTAGCAAATAAAGAAGCCAAAGAAAAACTGGCGCGTTTGAAAACTTACGCTGAATCCATAGAAGAGAAATCAGAATTCAAAACTGATAAAAAGTACGAAGCTGCAAGAGAATTCATGGAGGATAACAAGTGTGACTATTTTACTTACCTTACCCGTTCCAAAGCGGGTTCTGAAAATGGGAACATAGAGTTAGTCGAATTTGGGCTTTATCATTTAGATTTCGCCAGAGAGCCAGAGATGACCCAATTTAAACGCATGGTCGTTTCTAAGGATCCTTCTGAAACCCCGAAGATTGTTATAGCGGGTCATCATCATGATCAGCTTCAATGGTTTGTCAACGGAAAAATTCCTGATGATTGCAGTGAGTGGGAACTTTCTGATGAACAGCAAAAAATTTTCTTGGAAAAGTTTAAGCAATCTGTGAAAGTGGATGATGATTTTAGTCACAAATGGATCCCTGAGAAAAATGCAACGATTAAACTCATTATTAATAATAATGAGATAAATATAAGTCGTGTGCAGTTCATTATTGTGGATGATTCTGGTGAACATATCATTTTGGGGAAAACCCATGAAAACAATCGCAAAATGCTACTCGATCTTGATCCTAACCGTCCAATGTATGAGGTGAAGTACTGTGGTGGAACAGTCAATCTGGAAGATCTTGAAACGGGGCAGAAGGAAGAATCACATTAATTGTGTGACTTTTTATAAATAAAATTTATTTTTAAGTTAAAAATATATTATTATAATTATTATAATAATATAATCATCATTATATACATAATTTATTAGATAATTTATTAGATAAGTTTATCAAATAATTTTATTAGATTTCAAGAAATATAAACCCTGTAAATAGGTATCTGCTAAATCATCTTTCTTATTATATTTATTAAAATAATTTAACATTTCCTCATTATCTTTCAATATATATTTACAATACTCTTTTGCTAAATACTTATTCTTCTCGTGTGTATCTTTAATTTCACACTCTATCTCAGGTCCATCATATACCTTCATTTTTTGGGTAGCATTTAATAAATGTATCTCATTAATACGATTATTTTTATTAATACCTTCTAACATATAGTAACCATATAATAATATTTGTATAGACTTCATAATCGGATTTTTATGTACTGGTTGATTTTCAATTACAACTTCATCAACATCTAAAATATCATCTTTTATTTTATCCAATTTGTTGTATAAAAATTTACCTCTTTGAAAAAATGATATATTATTAACTGTAATATATAATTGACACTCCTCTTCTGTCTGATCTATATGTTTTTTACAAAAATATTTACCACAATTTGTATAAACATGTGCCTTCATTTTGCAAGGTTTCTTACTTTTATTGATTCCTTGACACAATTCATGTTTAGGTATTTTATCTAAACCTTTACCATGTATACCACAATAATAGTGTCTATTTTCATCTACTGTTTTATATAAAGATGCTTTTTTATCACAATTATTTCCATTTTTAAGAAATCCTTCACATTTATATATAATAGGTCTAATATCTTCTAAAATATCAATTACATCCCATTTGATAATATTTTTATTGTCCATAATACAGTATGCCAAATTATTAATTCCAATATCCCATGAAGCAATTTTCATGATATTTTATAATATATAGTATTTTTAATTTTTTTAAACCCTTTAATAAACTTGTATAAAAATAATTCTTTTTCCTATTTTTCCTATATTTTTTTATTTTTTTGATAACACTTTTACTGTCAGAAGATAACTTTCAGTTATCGTCCTGCTTTCAATTGCTGAAAGCAATTTCAAGTCAAACTTGTTTGCGATATAAAAAGTGTAAAGCTTAGAGAATTTTTAAATCCATATATGACTCCAAAGTCTTTTTTGGATCAGTTAAAGGCTTGTCACGCTTCAATTTTAATGTTGCTTTTTGTACATTGTTATCATCTAATGGTATATATGACTGATCATCCGTAATATCTTCAAATATATGTTCTTCAATAGAAGGAACTAATGATATCATTGGAGGCAATATTACACTATATTCTTTATTGATAAGGAAATTTTTTCTAAATTCTTCAATGCTTAAAAATCCACCAAATATTTTTAATATATTTCTTGGAGGTGCAAGCTTGATCTTAATATATGATGTATTATACATCTTTTTATATAATAAATTTAATAAAGAATATATTTCCCACATATTATATTTCTTTTGATCAAAATTATATGATGCTGCACAATTAAAACTACAAAAACATCCACTTAAATAAAACTTTTCATTAAACATTTTTTCTGGCAATGCACAAGGGACACTGTCAAATGGATGACAACACCACATACAATAAATATTAGTTGATTTAGGCCACTCCATTCTAATATTTCCATCCATAAATTCATACATTACATTAGATAATGATCTTTTGACCAATTTTTTTTCTGAATTATCATCTGTTTGTAAAATTTCACTAAAATTATCATTATTATCTTCTTTATTATCTTCTTTATTATCTTCATTATCTTTATTATCTTCATTATTATTTTTTTTTATATTTTTATTTGATAAATTACCTATTGTTTGAAAATTCATTTCAGGTTCATAAGGTCCTGGTTCAACCGATTTATTATCTTCTCCAATATTATATTCTAATAAAGAATTATTAGTAATATTATCTAAGTCTGATTGAAATATAGGTAAATGTAAAATAATATTTTCATCTATATTTTCAATTTTATTATTTATAGGTGTTGTAACACTATATACTTTTTCTTTGGGTTTTCTACCACGTTTTTTAGGTATTTTAGGTTTCAAATCTTCTTCAGTTTTTGGTTTTGGTTTTCTACCTCTTTTTTTTGGAACAGAATTATTTATAGAATCATCCGGTTTCGCTTTAGGCTTTCTACCACGTTTTTTAATTTCTTTTTTTTCTATTTCTAATTCCATAATATATTAATAATTTTTTATGTTATATCTTTAAGTAATATACAAAAAATATTAATATATTATATAGTATGTTAAAAAATAATAATAAAAAAGGGGGCAACGTGATTAGTAATGTAAAGATAGGTCCAAATAAGCCTGTTGAATCTTTAGGAAACAATATTGATTATTATGAATTTTACATCAAACGTAGAAATATTATGAATATATTAGTAGAAATATCTATTGCATTTTTAAGTCAGTTATTAAATTTTTGTACAGATAATAATAAGATTGATTCAGATACTATTAAAAGTGATATAAATAATATTATCAATAATATCAAAACAAATAATACAAATAATTTATTACCTTTAATTAAAGATAGTAATTCTTTAAATAATAATGCTTTAAAAATCAACAATCTTAAAAAAAATGTATCAATTGATAAAATATTAGAATTATTTACAAATATATATTTAAGAAGCGTGATAATAACTAAAAATAATATTAAAAATTATAAATTGCCAAATAATGTAAAAAATATATTATCAGAAATATTGGAAAATAGTAGTAATATTTCTAAAAATAATACAACATTACCCACTGGTAATAATTCTAATAATGTGATTGAAACTATAAATTCTATAATTAATTTTAAGACAAATATAAACAAAAAAATTAAAGAATTGAATAAATGTTTAAAACTTATTGATAATAATAATACTTATACACGTATAGTTACAGAAGAGTATAACAAAATTGCTTATGAGAATATAAATATTACAATAGAACAAATAAATAAAAATTATAAAAGTTTAATTTCAAATTCAAATTCAAATAATTATAACAATATAACTTTATATAATTTAATAATTGATTATTTAAATTTAGTTACAAATGTTTATAAATTAGATGTTTATAAAAAAGAATGTAAATTTTTTTGCGGAAATAAATCTACACCAAAAAATAATAATTAAAAACTGAAAAAAACTGAAAAAAACTGAAAAAAAATATCTTAAAGATTTAACTATATTATTATCTAATAATGAAAAATTTATCAGGACGTATTGAACTAATTATCGGTCCAATGTATGCAAATAAATCAACAGAACTTATAAAGATATACAACAGATACAGTGTTATTAATAAAAATATTATTGTTATTAATCATGTTATTAATAATAGATATGGTACAAATAGTATTAGTACACATGATAAAACAGTTCTTAATGATTGTATGATTTTTGATAAATTATCTTTATTAAGGGAGAATCATGAAGAATTGTATCAAAAATCTGAAATAATTATTATCGAAGAAGTGCAATTTTTTCCAGATGCATACGAATTTATAACAAATGCTGCAGACAATGATAATAAAATTATTATTGCAGCTGGATTAAGTGGTGATTTTAATCGTCAACCATTTGAAATTGTTACCAAATTGATACCACATGCGGAAAAAATAAATAAACTTTCGGCGCTTTGTAAATATTGTTCAGATGGTACATCTGCACATTTTAGTAAATTAATTGTTAAAGATTTTACTGAAAATGGACAAATTATAGTTGGTGGTACAGAAAAATATGAAGCTGTTTGTCGCAAACATTATTTAGAATAATTACATAATATCCATACCTTTAATAATAAATACAGCTAAAAGTCCAATTACTATTATTATTAATAGTTTATCAAACATAAATTTATCAAAAGTCATAAATGGTTCTACAGTATCTTCATTTTCTGATTTAAAATTTGGTACATCAGTATCATATTTTGAATATTTGTCTCTTTGCTCTGTTAATTCTTTTAGATTATTTGACATTTTAGATGATGGTGTATTAGGATTATCTATTACTTTTATTGTCATATATATAATATTAGAAATTTAATTAAACTATTTATACTTTAATTTGATAATGACATAAATTTATTGTAAGGGGCAATAATATTTTTATATCTATAAATTATCTGTTTTCCATTTATAGTTTTAATTACTGGTTTTGCTAATTCTACTCTTGTACCTGCATATTTATACTCTTTATTATCACTATTTTTAGTTGTTTCTTTTATTATAAATACTAAAAGATTTTTATTATTTGTATTTTTTAAATCTATTTTACGACTTAATTTTGTAAATGCCTTATTTGCAGCTCTTTTTGGTGTTTTAGCAATATAACGACCATAATTATCTCCATCATTAGGATAACCTACAATAGTAAATGTTCTATTTATCATAATATATATACTAATATATTATAATTTTTATAAATTAATAAATTAATAAATTAATAAATTATTTTTCATCTGCACGAGATACAATAGCTTTAAAGTGGTAGTGGATAAAAACTGTTTTACCTGTTTTTGGATCTTTACGAGGGACTTTTCTTGGTTCAACTAATTTAACGAATTTGCCAACATATGGACCGTATGTTTTATGTGCTGAACCTTTAGTTGTTTCTAATAAAGTGAATTTAACTTTGCATTTATTTTTATTAGTTTGACCACTGTGTCTGCAGATTTTAGTGAAAGCGTGTTCAGCAGCTTTTCCTGGGGTGTTATTCTTCTTAGTGCCGTGGTAGTAACGAATAGCGTATTCTTTGTTATTACTCATGTTACGTCCATCAATGTTAACAACACGGAAACTGCGAAGTGGGTTACCTTCAGCATCTAATTTACGTTCTCTGGCACCTCCACTATTTTTATGAGATTTATGAGATTTACGAGGTTTATAAGAACCACCTCCGCTGGAACTATATCCACTAATTAAACTGGTGAGTTCTTCTAAATCTGCTTGAAATTGAGCCTGTGTATATTCAGAACTTGGCATTTTTATATAATATATATATATTTTTTTTTATATATTTATCATTAAAACAAAAATAAATATAATTAATAATATTACTATATCTTTATTATTATTATTATTATTCATAAATTTTTCTATAGTACCTGAAATTTTTTTTCCACTATCTATATATCCTTGAGAATATAATTTTTCTAAACGCATTCTATTAACTCCCGCAGGAGACATATTTTTATATAATGTACATCCTGCACTTTCTTCTGTATTTTTAGTTATTTTATATGATCCACAAGGATAAAAATTAGATAAACTAAAAGTTTTCATACTTATTATATCTTTATACTATAATTTAATTATTTTTTCATTATATTTTATTTTCTTAAATATATATAATTCCATATCATTTTCATTATCAACTGAAATTACTTTAACCAATTTAAAACCATTATCCTCTATATTTGATATTATTTTACTATTATCTTTCGGTATATACAATTTTGTTTTACTAATTTTTTTTCTACCATCAGCCAATACTACAGTTTCTACATATTCTACACTTTCATTATCAATCGGTTTCCAATATGCATCATGTGTAAATTTATTAAAATATGTTAATCCATGTTTAACACCAGACTTATCTTTATAATATTGTGTAAATGCTCTTGCTCCTGGATCTAATTTTTTTCTATTAAATACATGTATACACATATAACCATCTTCTTTTAACCAAAAATAAAAATTTTTTATTATTTTATTCATATCATCTAAACTATTATGATATAAACTATCTAATAAACAAATAACAATTGTAAATTCTTCTGAATCAAATAATTTATCATTTGTTAAATTATCATTAATAAAATTACCTTGTGGGTTTCTAACTTTAGCATATTTTATTAACTCATTAGATACATCAACACCTATAGTAGGAAACTTATTATTTAAATATTGATAATGTCTACCTGGACCACAACCCGCATCTAAAATTTTATTATTTTTATTCTTACTATCAATCTGTTTAATTATACTATTAATATCACTTTTATATAATTTATCTTCATTAAAAATAATATTATATAATTTAGCATAAAGTTTATCATTTACATTTTCAAAACCTTCAATCTTTTCTTCATTATCACTATTATATGAAAAATATAATATAGATAAAATAACAAATAATAAAATATAAATTATATCCATATATAATTTATATATATAAAATACTTAAACAATTCGTTCATAATTATTAATTTAAATATACATCTAATATAAAATATGACACAACAACTTGATGAAAACACTCTCGTCAAAATAATTGAAAATATTATTTCATTTGCAACCAGCGAAGAAATGTCTAATCTTGCCAGAATAAATAATGTAATTTATCATAAAAGACTTACTGAAAAATATCAAGATTTCTCTATATCTTATCCAGGATTATTTAATACTATTGTTGATGATCCTAAAAAATTTGATATGAACAGATTGAGACAAATGCTCAATATGAGAAGAAAAATTAATAATAATTCTATGACATACGAAGAAGCATCTACAAAAATTGGACAACAATATTACGATGAATTTGCTAAACCACTTGTTGATAATCTACCTAAACACTAAGATATATAATTTATATATCTACTATTTTTATTAACCATAATATTATATTTTTTACACCAAGAGATAGCATTGTTAATTTGTTTTTTAACAATTCTATGATATTTTTCCTTTTCAGGTCTATTATTTACATATTTAATTGTCTTTGAAATATATTTTAACTGATTTTCTATATATTTTTTATTATATTCATTCATAAAATGTATAAAATCATTGCCAAATTTTAATCCACTTATATCTAATGCATATTTATCATCATTCCAATTTTCTAATATTATATATAATTCATTCATTGTTTTATCATCAATCCCTTTATACCCTTTAGCAATTAAATACTTTTCAGAATTTGCAGCTCTACTTGTCTTCGGTTTAATAATATAAACTTCATCATAAAAATAATACAAAAGATATATCATTTTCATTGTAAATAATGTAAAAATATCAAATATTTTACATACAAAATTTCCACCAATTTCTTGTATACCTAATGCTGTAACTATTTCACAAAATATTATTCTATAAGATAACTGTTCCTGATTATTAAAATCAATAGAATAATCAAAACCTCCATCAGCAGTAACTAAATAAGATTTATCTTTATCAAAAATCTTTGTAAAATTTTTAACATCTTCTATATTGTATAAATTACCATATTTAATATGAAAATTAAATTTATTATTATTTATAACTTTTTTCCAACCAGGAACATATTTATTTGTTGATGGTAAAGTTATCCCATATATTTTATCATTTATATAATTTAAATTACCATTATTTTTTCTATAACTATATATAGCTTCCATAAATCCACCCGGACCTTCAGCTAAACTTGTTGTTGTAATTGAACTTTTTTTATTATCTAATAAATTATAATCATGTATCATTTCGACCATCTTAAAATATGATCTACTTAATGGTATATATCTTGCAATACTATTATTTTTTTTTTCCTTATTATGCGATAAATGTATTAATTCATATGGATTTGTTACTTTTTTCATTTTATCCCAATCTTTATTATTTTCATCAATTTTACTTTTCATTATATTTAATTCATTACTTAAATTAGGATACATAACAAATATTTTTTCAGATGTTACTAATTTTAATTCATTATCAATAAAATTTAAATTAATTTTATCAATCTTCATAATATTATTATAACTCTTTTATTTTAAGTACCTTTATATTTTTTTAATTTTAATCTTTTTAACACCACTTGTCTTTTCATCACTTTTTATTAATGTCTGCAATTTCTTATAAACACTATCAGGAGGATTTTTAATCTTCTTATAAATAAATTTATTATTCAAAAAACTTAAATCTTTTTCTATTTCACTCATTATACTTGATTTACCTGCATTACTATTTTTATTCATTTCATCATATATCTCCGCAAATTCAACAACCTTCACCTTCTCTAACCCATAATTATTTAACATCTCATCTAAAAATTTAAAATCAACTAAAGATTCACGATGAGTTGTATCTATACTTGAAATATATACATCTATATTTTTATCATATTGTGATCTTGGTGAATTAAATACAGCACCCTTATACAATTTTTCTATCTTCCATACTAATTCATTATCTTTTTTACCTTCTATCGAATTTTTACCCTTTAATGCTTCCATTACTCTTCTTCCATCAAAACACGTACCAATAAAATGACCACCTATCTTCAAATTATCTGTAACATTTTGTAAAAATGATCTTAATTTTAATTCACTCTCAAAATAATAATGTAAACAAAATTGACTACTTACAACATCAAACATATATTTAGAAGATATATCATCTCTCATATTTTTCTTCGCAGAATTATCTAAAGCTGCATCATAATTCGGAAAAATTAATTTAGATGTATCACCCCAAATAAATTTAACATCTGGCTTATTCTTATTATTAAATTCACTATAATACTTTCTTGCATACTCTAAACAATTTTCATCTATATCTATACTAATAACATCCTTATAACCTCCATTTGTCCATTTACTTAAATCTCCAGCCTTACCACCAGCTAAATCTAATAGTCTACCTCCATCTTTTGGTGCAACTTCTTTAATTAGTTCCTTCTTCACAACTAAATTATGGAAATTTTGGAATGGCATTCTCTTATTCGACTCATACTCTTGACAAGCATAATATGAATCATTTTTCTCTATATTAGATTCAGATATTGAACCATATGATAAATCACTATATGTTAATGGATATGATACACTCTTCCAAATATCATTTGCTGTTCTTTCATTATTACCATAAATAGAATCCCCAGCTTTATATCTCTCTGTTTTATCATGACGAACTCTAATCGGAATCCACGGAAAATCATCTTTTGAAGAATCATATACAAATTCAACTATTGTATCATCCAAAATTTCATTATATTTACCCGTAATTGGATCTTTTGCAATCATCTTTCCATTTCTATCTAACACAATTTTAGCTCTATTAATTTCTTTTGCTTCCTCTTCACTTTTATTAAGTGGATTAAATTGAAAAGGTTTATAAATTCTTTTACCATTTTTACCATTTTTATTATCATAATCCAATTTACCAACATATAATATTAAAGTTTTATATTGATATACTACTGATTCACCATTTTCTTTATAAATAATATAAGGTGATTTAATATCATGTCCATTTTCATTTTTCTCAATTTTAACCAAAAAATCAAATGAATTGTAATTAGGTGGCTTCCATTTAAATAATTTATCCCACGTTCCAACTTTTTTAGGATATTCTTCTTTCATTGGTGTAAATATTAAACCATCAACATCAAACTCATAATTTTCCCTATTATTCCATAAGTCTGATATTTTTTCAAATATATTATCACCATACTTATAATCTTTCATTTTAATAACCATTTCACTAACTCCTTCAGATTTTAAATTTTTTAAACATAATGCTAAATTTCCAAGCCTTGATTTTTTATCATCTACCAATGGTAAATTTCTAATATCATTCCCTCTTTCATATAGCATATCATAACATAAAAATAAATTATCTGTTTTAATATATTCCCCTTCTATTAAACTACCGCTCCAATTAACACTCTGTAAACCTGTGTATTTAACATTTAAACTATTATCAATTAAATATATATTACCATTAATATTCTTATCAGTACTATTCAATATATATAACAAATTTCTAACTCCATCTGCTTTTAATGTCACTGCATAATTTTTAACTATATTTAACACATGTTTCTCTACTAAATTAATTTTATGCAATGTTACCGGATTTACAACAATAAATAATGGATTACTATAATTATTATAATTATTGCTATAAGTAACCATCTTTTTATATGAATTAATTACATCTTCACATTCACTTTTTTGAATAATATTGTCACTATTGTGATATAAAAGTAATAATATTTTGATATATTTGAATAAATTATGATAAATTATCTTTTCATCAGCCTCATTACCAATATACTCTATCTCAACCTCATAATTTACTTGTGATTTAAAAACATTCGATTTCTTAAAAGATACACCATCAGACATTTTAATAGATGTTAAATCAAATTGGAACATATTATCAGGAGTTTTGATACTATACCTGTTTTTAAGACGATATGTTTTGCTCTTTTTAGTATCTTTTAATAAATCTAACATTTTAGATTTAGAATTGTCATCAAGTTCATCTTCAGTAGATAAACTTAATCTAACATTGTATTCATCTAAATCAATCTTATTTATATTTCTCTTTTTTATAAATTTATAATCTATTTTATCTGTTAATTCCTCAACTAACCAATACATTTTAACTGAATCTTTATTATTAATTGTCATTCTATAATCATCTGCTTTAACATCTAAAACTGTTTCAATAGTATAATCTTTAAAATTATAACCACCGTTTTCTTTAGAAAAAATTAGATTATTTAAAATATTTTCAAATTTATAATAATCTAAATTAGGATTTTCAGAAAAATTTTTACTACATATACGTGCTTCAAATTCATAACCAGTTTTTTTACTAACATCATTTATCATTTTTATAATATTATTATAATCATCTTTGCTAATATTCATTGTATATTATTATAATAGATATTACTTTAAATAACTTAAGATTTAATTATATTTTCAATTTCATTATATAATTCATTTTTAGTTTTAAGTATTTTTTTATCTTTATTAACAGAATCTTTATCAATATCTATATTATATCTTGATGCTAATTCTTGCAAATCTTTTAATAACATTTTTTTTATAGGTTTTAAGTCATTAATATTTTCAGATTTATTGACATATTCATTTGTACATTCATCTGTACATTCATCTGTACTTTTTTTAATTTTAATAACTTTTTTAGTAATTACATAATTTTCATATAATATGTTAACTAACTCATTTTCACTATATTTTAATACACTATTACCATCTTTTTGTAAAATTGGATAATATTGATCATTCTTATTTAATAATAAAATTGTTGGTTTATACGGATTTGATTCATCAGAATCATTATGAGATAAAATATGAAAAGTATTTTTTATTTTTTCATCTTTATTTATCATAAAAATATATACATTTATTCCAAAATAATCAATAATATATTGTTTAATATATTCATCTATGTCTTTATTAATATCCAATAAAGATTTTTGCATTAAATCTTTTTTAAACTTTCTAAGTTTAACATAATTAAATTTACGATATAAATTCTTATTTTCTAAATCATAACATAACTCTTTACGAAATTTATTAATATAATCTTCTTTGTTTGATTCTATTACAAAATTATTATCTAAACAATAAAGAAATGAATATATTAAACTATTTTTATTATTATTAGTATAAACATAATAATAATCAGAAAAAATTTTATTTAAGAATATAAAAGACTCAGGTAATGAGAATGTATCATCGTATTTTTTATTAATATAATTTATATATACATTCTCATCAGTTTTAGTAATAAACTGATTATAAAGATTTTTAAGTTTTTGTTGTTCAATGTCTAAATAAGTTAATAAGGTATTAAAAGTTAACATTGTTTAATATATTATATCATTTTATTTTTAAATATTTTTCATTTTTTTACAAATTTTTAATATATTTATTAGTTATTTTTCATAATCATCATCAATATCATCAACATCATCAACAACATCTGCATCATCAACATCTGCATCATCAACAACATCTGCATCATCAACAACATCAGCATCATCAACATCATCAACAACATCTGCATCATCAACATCATCAACATCATCAATATCATCAATATCATCAATATTTTTAGTATTATCTTCTAAATAATCATCATTATTATCTTCAAGATAATCTTCATAACTTTCTTCACCAATATTATATTCAGTATTATTCTTTTTATTTTCACTTTTATTATTTTTATAAATAATATTCTGAATATTATTACCATTTTGTTTATAATTTTTAATTATTTTTGCCTTAGTACCTGTATATTTTGGTTTAGACTTTTTTAAAGATATTTTAGCACCTTCAAGCTCTTCTTCTTCTTCTTCTTCTACTATATCTTTATTATTATTATCATATACTTTTTCTATATTATTATCATCTTTTATTTTTAATTCTTCATTATTAGTTTTAACTATTTTTTGATCATCGGTTTTATCATGTTCTTCACTATATTCTTTATCTATTTTATTAAACATTTTATTTTTCTCTAATTTAATAACTTCATCTTTTTCATCTAAAGTTTTTCTATTATCAATACAAAAATTTACAAATTTATATATTTTTTCAAATAATTTATCATCTAATATAGACAAATTTATAAATATACCATTGTCATTTTTTGTATATTGATCTGTATTAGCTTTAATAATTTTAAATATTTCTATATGCTCATCTTTACTTAAATAACCAGATTCTTTTACTAATGTTTTCTTATTATCTGAGGTGTATTTCATTTTTAATATTTATATTTATATTTAAAAATAAATATTATTAACCTTTAAATACTATTATTTTTACAATATCCAAAGTATAAATACTATTATATATGAATGTATCTTTATTCATATGATTCTTCATCCTCTTCATCCTCTTCATCCTCTTCATCCTCTTCATCCTCTTCATCCTCTTCATCCTCTTCATCATCTTTATCATCTTCATCATCTTCATCATCTTCATCCTCTTCATCCTCTTCATCCTCTTCATCCTCTTCATCCTCTTCATCATCTTCATCCTCTTCATCCTCTTCATCCTCTTCATCCTCTTCATCCTCATCATCAGTCATATAAGTATCAGATTCATCTTCCAACATATCAGTTTCACTTTCTTCTTCATCGTCTATTTCTTCTTCCATTTCTTCTTCATTATCAAAATCTTGTATTTCATTTATAGAATTTTTATTATTTAAATTATTGGATGAATTATTTTCTTCAAATATATCAGTCATTTCTTTATTTTTTTCAACTTCTTTTTTAACTTTTATAATTTTTTTAACATCTTTATCAGTTGTTAATTTTCCAATAATATCTATTACATTATTATTTAATGTATATCTTTTACCAATTACTAAAACATCAATCTTTTGACCTACCATTAAATTTTTAAATGCTTCTTTATTATTATGATATTGTTTTGCTATAATAATAGATAATGGAGAATTTTCGGCTTGTAAACCAAATTTGTTTATACGTGTTATTGTACATTCAATCACATTACCTCTAACTGGATTACAAACATCAGCCGAATATTCTACATTAATAAATAAATTACCAGAAAAATTATTAGACATTACTTTTCCTGAACTTCTTTTTATAATTTTAATACTATCTTCTTTAATATAACCTTCTTTTATGCATTTATTACCTACTTCATATTTTAATATATTTTCTATATTTTTATTAATATTTTTATTAATATATTCAGGTTTTAATATAAGTTGTTTGTTTAAAATTGTATTAATATATATATTTTTTTCCATTAATATATTTTATTATAATATTTTTATATCCTTTTATTTTCATTTTTTTTTCATTTTTTTTTAAATTTTTAATCTTTTGCATTATTAATTAACCATTTTCTATTAGGATCTATATTATCTTTTAATCTAAAGAAAAACTCTATTTCTAAACATAAAAAGGTCTTCTTGCCTTTATCTTTAAAATTTTTCATATTTAATTCATTTCTTAATTTATATAACATATCTAAACTATAAGTTTCACATGTTCTACCAGTTATTTCTGTACGTTTTGATTTTTTTTCTTGTAAAGTTATTGATTCTTTATATTTATTTTTATCAACTATTTGAAATATTACTTCATTTTTTTTATTATATGTTATTAACCCTAATATATTATATTCTTTTTTTTCCATTCTTGATAATATCTTTTTATGCAATAATTCTATTCTTTTTCTAATATCATCTCCACATAGTATCCAATTATTATCCTTAATACAATAATATTTATTTCTAAATTTAAATCCAAGTATTTCGCTATTTAATTTTTTATCTTTATTGGTTATTAATGCTTCTAAAAATAAATTATTTACATAATATTCTAATATTTTCTTTTCTAAATCTTTATCTAATTTTTTCTTATTATGTTCTATAATAATATTCTTTAATAAATTTACTATATCATTTTCTGATAATCTATCTAAAACTATACCTAAAATTGCATTAAAACTATCATTTATTTTAATATTATTAACATTTATTGTATTTTCTAATAATTTCCCATAGCTTTTTATTTTTTCTGATATATTTTTTAATATATCTTCATTCTTTTCATCATTTACAGAAATATCTTTAACATAATTTAATAATTGTAAATCTTTTGTTTTACTTGTTATTGGAACTTTACGATAATACAAAGGTATTGATTCATCTGTTATTTCTTTTGGTTGATATATATAATATTTGCCACGATATATTAAATATCCTTCTCTATTAAACTTATCATATACTAATTCATCTTTATTTTTAATAATTTCATCTAATGCTTTATAAATATATTTATCTTCTATTGTTGGTAAATCTTTTCTTACATTTTTAACTATTGTATCTAAATTATAAATTATATTTTTTCTATACATCATCTTAATATATCTTTTTGCTAATTCTATATCCCCTTTTGCAAAAATTAAATTATATGTATCTTCATTAATTTTTAATTCTTTACCTTTTGGTGATTCCCAATTACATTTATAATTACAATCAGCCATATAATCACACGCTCTATTATAAGGTTTATCATTAATACTATGTTTTATTTTATGCCCACTTGATGTTTCTATTGAAAGCTCTTTATTATCAGAAAATATATTACCATTTTTATTTAATAAACAATCAACAGCACTCTTTTTTAAAATATGTTCCACATTTTTAATCTTAATATCTTTCATTTCTGATATTCTATATTTCCGTTCATCTATTGTTTCAGTTTCTCTATCTTTTAAAGATGCTTTAATAGATGGGGTTGATGCATATAAAAATATTTCTACATTTCGATCTTTTTCTGGTAAATCTTTATGAGAACAATTTCTAATTCCTCTTCCTATAATTTGTTCTAATGATGAAATATTATACCATGGTTCTAAAATATGTACTTGTCTAATTCTATGAAAATCTATACCTTCACTTACTGCTTCATTTCCTATGATAATCTTCACATTTTCACCATATTTATTATCTTCCGAATTAATTATATTCATCGCTTTACCAATATCTATTTTAGTTAATTCTTTATTGCCAGTTAATAACATATATCTTGTCTGATACCATTTATGATATTTAGGATTTGTAGGTTTATGTATAGCATCTGATGCAAACTTACCACAATGAAAACAAATTGGATTAGTTTTACCCCCACCACCTTTACTATTAGCACGATAATCTAATAATGATTTGTCTCCACTATCTTCATATCTTGTAATTCCATTCTGCTCCAATGCTAAAGCAAATGGTAAAACACCAGCATCAATATAACGTGAATAGATGAAAACTATACCTTTTGATTCTATAATATTGTTTAATGCTTTGTAAAACTTATTAGAATATTTTTGTAAATAATCTTTACTTAAAAATGGTTTCTCTTCTTTTGTACCTTTATTAAAAATTGTATGACTTTGATATTTATAAGTAACACGCTTTCTTTTATTAATAACTTGTATTATCTTTTGAAATGCACCGTTACCATTATCTTCACTTGAGATACCATGTTTGGCAAATACAAATTTACCTAATTTAGTTGGATAAATAATATTAGAAACATAAATTAAATTTGAAAGACCACTCATACCTTTTCTTTTATTATTTGATACATTATTGTCATTTTCATTATTAACATTATCTATATTTTTGGTATCTGTGCCTTTTAAAATTTCTTGATAAGCTTTAAATTGATATTCACTCATATTACATAATACTAATCTTAAATATCTAATTCTTTCATCTGGTTTTAATATCTTTCCACGAATATCATACTTAATCATTTTAGGAACAACTGATTCAGGAGAATATAATCTTAATGGAAATGTTATAGGATTTTCCCCACGTAAATATGATACATATCCTCTACTTGCTTCAGTTAATATTTTATCACCATTAGATTTAATTATTCCATTACTATCAAAAACATCACTTATCTTAATAGTATCTCTTTTATCATTTAATAATAATAAATTTAGTAAAAATATAATTTCTTTAGGTTGATCATACATAGGTGTAGCACTCATTAGAACTAATCTCACATTTTTAGAATATCTAATAATAGTTTCTAAAATTGGGGGAACCTTTTTTATATTTACATCTGAATCAGTCTTAACATTAATATGATGAACTTCATCTATAATTATTACACGGTTAGAGTACGCTCTTTCAATCTTTTTTTTAATTTCAGTTGTTAATTCATTTAAATTTCCATCCCATTTTGTTTTTCTTTTAACATCATTTGCAAATTGCTCATAACCTACAAATTCATAATTTTGACGAATCATACTTCTTATTTTTTTCCTCTTTTGATCCATAGTTAAATGTCTGTCATCTTCTGATAAAGAGTATGTATCTCCTGTGCATTGAACAACATCATCTTTTCTAACTTTTTCTATATTTACATTATGAATCTGTTGTATAAAACCTTTTTGAATACTTTTCTTTAAAATTATTAATGCCTTTTTATTATATTTTCTTATATGTTCTTTAAATTGTTCAGCAATTGTTATAGCAGCACAACTATTATGTGTTACAGTAAAATCTCCTAATAAATATCTATGATTACCATCTAATGTAAAACCATAATAATTATCTATTTTATGATACTCAATCTCAATATTATATGTTTTATCTAAACCATATTTATAACCTTTTAAATTTAAATTGTCTTGTTTCAAATAATCTTTTACACTAATCTCTACAACTTTATCATTTTCATCTTTTAAACATAGAATATGTTCACTATTAACTATATAATCATCTCCAATCTCTTGTTTAATATTATACATTTCATCTTCACCTCTTGACAAACTTATGACAGTTCTATAATTAGAATCATCACCCATTAATGTATCACCTATTTCAATATCTTGAACCATTTTTATTGTTCCGTCACTCATAATAATTGGTGTGTCTTTAGCATGACATTTACCAACACCTGTAGCCCAAAATACCAAAATACCATTATATGGAGTTTCAACAGAGATATAATTTTTAAGAAAATTTTGTTGAGGAGAGAGAGTATATTCTGTTGGATTGCATAATTCTTCTATTCTTTTTGTTTGTTTTGGTATTTTATTTTTATGAAACTCTTTTTTTAGATATATATTTTTATAAAAATTTTCATCTTCTAATGTTGGATAATACATAAAACTATCATCTTTCTTTATTTTTATCTTTCTGGACATATATATAATATTGATATTTTATTCTAAATTACATATAAAATAATTATAAATAACTAAGTAAGTATATCTATAATTATTTACAAATCAATTTATAACTTGCGTGTGTGTAAAAATTCTAAATATAAAATAATACTTAAATATAACAGAATAATAATCAATTAATAAATAATAATTATGAATTATAAAAATATATTTTGCGGTAATTGTGGTAAAAAAGGACATGTATATAAAAATTGTTATAAACCTATTATTAGTTTAGGTATAATATGTATCAAATATGATGAAGATGATATTGGAAAAATTATAAAAAATTGTAAAAGACGTGGAAAAGTATTTAATAGATATACTATTTCTGATATTTTATCTAATGATGATATGATAAATCTTATTAAAAATAAAATTAAATTTTTGATGGTATGTAGAAAACATACTTTAGGATATATAGAGTTAATTCGTGGAAATTATAATTTTGTTGATATTCAAGATATAGAATATGTTGAAAATATGTTTAATCTAATGACTAAAAATGAAATTGAAATTATTAAAAATAAAGATTTTGATTATATTTGGAATGATTTATGGGTACTCGAAGAAAAATCTAATTCTCATAAAAAAGAGTATAATCAATCAAAAAATAAATTTAAAAAATTAATAGAAGGTATTAAATATAATAACAATAATATTAATTTAGACTATTTAATTAAAAATAATAATACTAAATGGAATGAACCTGAATGGGAATTTCCAAAAGGTAGAAGAAATATTAAAGAATCTGACATTGATTGTGCTATTCGTGAATTTGAAGAAGAGACAAATTTTAAAACAAATGATTATAATGTATTAGAATTAAATCCTATTAGTGAAATTTTTATGGGAAATAATGGAATTAATTACAAACACACATATTTCTTTGCACAATCATTCAATGATGATATACCGAATATTAATGATGAAAATGTTTTTCAAAAAATTGAGATTAGTAATATTAAATGGTTATCATATAATGAAGCACAAATGAAAATTAGAGATTATAATATAGAAAGAAAAGATATATTAAATAAAATATTTAACTTAATATATTATTATTTATATCATCATATCAATCATGATAAATTAAAATAATTTACGTTTTACCAAGTATACTAACATTAATAACACAAATATTAATATACTTATATTAAATGAATTCCAACAATGTTTATTACATACTAAACTTATATTTCTATCATCTTCTGTTAATTTTATCGTTTTCCCCAATTTTTTTTCATATATATTTAAAACTTCCTCGTAACTATAATGTTTTTTACCTTCTTTACCATTAACCTCATTATGAACGTCTATTAACCACAATACCAAATCTTTACGACAATCTAATCTTATAGGATATTCTCTCAAATTTCTTTCATAATTTCTTCTACAATAAATACATGGTAAGACTGTTTTTAATGATGTTAAAAAATTTTTCATATTTTGTTTCTCTTCTTCTGATGGATTTATTGGGTAATCAAATGTAATACAATGAAGTGCTTCCCAAAGATTACTACCCCAAAAATACGGTGAAAATCCCATTGATCTTTCTATATATTAATTGTATAAATTTTTTTCATTTAACCATTATTTAAAATTTAATATAAACAGAACTAAGTAAAAAAACTATATTTAATTACTACCTGTGGGAAAGTTAATAGCATCTGGAAAACCAGAATTCATCCAATAATCTTTCGCTAAATAAGGTGGTTCAACACCAGTTTCTGTGCATGGGGCATCACTTGGTCCATCTGCAATCATCTTTTCAATTTTCCAGAAAGGAACTGCATAATTAAAGTATCTGAATTTAGATAAAAATCCGTCAAATCCGTTCCAATGCGTGATATACAAATCTCCATAGTTTTGTTTAGGAATTCCTTTAAAACTGCATCTTTTCTTTAATCTTCCATTAATATAGACATCCATATTTTTTCCTATTACGGAAATTGTCACATGGAACCATTTACCAATTGGAATATTACCAATATCACATGACTCTTTCACAGAATGGAATGTATTCATATTAATTGCCATTTTGTTTTCTTTAGGATAGAGCCAGACACCCGGTGCTTGTAAAGGCATAGTTCCATTATTTCCTTTATGGAAAACGTGTTTATAGGTATCAGATTTGTAATTCCAATCAGTAACATAGATCCAAAAAGCATAAGTAAATTCAATTCCATATTGGCTATCAGCTGATTCTTTAATAACATATCCCGGTATTTTTTGACTTTTACGTGCAATTCTGGTGTTCGGAATTAACCAAGGTTCATTTTCTTGTTTAGTTTTATAATCTTTCGAAATAGACCATAAAAAATAAACGACTAATGCTATAATAATTACAAATGTAACAACACCTAATATTTTTTGACTTTTTGGTGCACGACGTACTTTATTAACAGTATTATTCATAGTATTTGTAAATGCACCAACATAACCTTTATTACCAACTGAATTATTAGTATTCATTATATATTATATTATAATATTTTTTTATAATAATATAATATTATTTACAATTAATTATTATCATCATCCAATTCATCTTCTGCTTTATCTTTATATTTATTAAAATCTTTTTCAGCATCTTGGAAAATATTTAAATTTAATTTACTTGGCATATATGGACCTTCACTATACAATTCTGATATATCATTTGGTTCTAATGGTTTTGTGAAATATTGCATTTTTGCAATCTGTCCATAAAATCCACCATCATCTGCAACACGAACCGGCATTTCATTCAAAACTGGAATACCTCTTAAAACACAACTTCTTTCCAATTTTCCATCAACATAAATATCTACTGTTCTATTATTTAATACATAACCAATATGAACCCATTTCTGTAATGGAATGTTTCTAATATCACAACCTTCATTATAATCTGCATATGTATTTATTCTTGCATGTAATGAATTAACTTTGGGATATAACCATAATCCTGGAGCTCTTTTATCATCATTACCCTTCAATAAAATATTTTTCCATTCTCCAAATCTGTAATTCCAATCGGCAATGTACATCCAAAAACTGATACTTAATGCTTGACCATCAACAGATGATGTTACTTTTTTAGTACGTACTGGTTTATTATTTCTTCTAAACGCATTAACAGGATTAGTTACAATAAATGGTGATTGTTTTGATTTATATTGAGATCTTTCATATAAATTTCTGATCCACATAATTAGTAGTATTAATATAATAATAATTAAAAATACTGTTAATATTTGAATAAATAAATGTGCAGATCTAAATCTATTATATGCATGAACAGTTGCATTTCTTGTAGTATGATAACCTGTTTTTAAAGTATTACCAGCGCGATTTGCAGTATTACCAGCAATTGTTTTATTCGCGTTCATTAATATATATTATATAAATATTTTTTATTTATATTATATTTATTTTTATCATATTTTATACTACATTTTTTATACTACATTTTTTATACTACATTTTTTATTTTTTGATATTCATCTTTTGTTAAATATACTACATTTTTTTTACCATCTGTTGTACTATATTGATACTTATTTTCATCCATAGGTTTAACACTATTTACAAGATTATTTAACATATCTTTCAATTTTGGTCCTGGTATTCCTTGTAAAAATTCTCCTAACATATTTGATTCATTCTTACATTTTGTAACTGTATTTCCTTTAGTATTTTTACATAATGTATTATATGTTCCTGTTATTTTATCTTTAACAGATGTCTTATCACGTTCTTGTTTAATATAATCTAAATAATTACATTTTTCTTTATCAAATTTTATAAAAGGACTTAATTTCATTCTATTAATCTCATTATTAAACATATGCTTAATATACATATCAATCTTTACTTTAAATTCTTGATACAATTCCATAATTTCCATAGGTGTTAAAGTTTTATTAAAAAATTGTAAATATGCCATATTACCCGCAAAACCACCAAAATAATTAACATAAACCGCATCTTTTGATGAATTTATATTATCTATTAAAGTAATAGTACGATGCAACATACCATCTTGATATAATGCAACATTATTATTATTAATTGTTACAACTATATTCATCCATTTATTTATAGGTATATCTTCTAAAGTTATTCTTTCCTCACCACTCGTAGTTGTAATTACACAATTTAATCTATTCTCTTTTGGTGATATCCAAAACCCAGGCAATTGATTTGTTAATTTTGTAATTTGCATATTTTCTCCTTGAGATTCTGATTCATTTCTTGGAATTAATGGAGCTGTACCTCTATGAAATATATGTTTCCACTCTCCAAATCTATAATCCCAATTTTTACCATCAATAAACATCCAAAAACTGAATGTATATTCAATTCCATTATTTTCATTAAAATTATTTCCAGGAATATATGAGGTTGTTTTACCAGTATTTGGATCAGTATATCTATAAATTTTTTTAGCATTATGTGGTTTATTATCTTCTATACCTGTCATAAATAGTGGTTGATTTGCAAACTTTTCTTTTAATTTTTGATCTCTATAATATTTTATAATAAGACCAATAATAAATAATATTAATAATATTCCAAATAATAATAAGATTTTAGTTGTATTTCCTAATTGATTAAATGAATCTTTAGTATCTGAAATTGTATTTTTAGTATAATCTATTGTATTCTGTACTTTATTTTTATAATCATCGCCTAATATATTATCACCAAAATTTCCAAAAAAATTACCTGTATTATTTTTTTTTATATTTATATTCGCATTCTTCTTCACATTATTACCTAATAAATTTGATATATCATCACTCATTATATATTATATTTATATATTTATATAAATATTATAAATTTATTTTATCATTTATTGTCTTCATTCCATGACAGTTTCTACATAATGCCTGTAAATTTTTAATATTATTATTACCACCTTTATATAAAGGTATTTTATGATCTATTTCATAACTTGCATCCAATAATTTACTACAATTATTGCAAATCCATTTTTGCATTGATGCAATATATTTTTTTGTAGATTCACTCACTCTTCTCTTTTTATTCACAAAATTATTTCCTTGATATATATTATAAATTATATCAGGAACTTTATCATAATCATGTGGAAACATTAATGCCAATATTCCTACAGCTAATGCTATAAATTTCGGCATATTATTTGTAATTGTTAATAACCATCCGTCTGTATATATATTGATATAAACTAATACAAAAAGAATTATTAAAAATACTAATATTTTTTTCATATATACTATATTATATACTATATTATATACTATAATATAAAATTTATTCATAAATCCATGAATTTTTATTAGTTCTTTGATTAGGAAAACATGTATAATATGTAATTAAATTGTTTGGACCAAGAGGTGTTCCCGGAACACATAAACCTTCCCCCAAATAATCTGTACACCAACCTGCACCTGTTTTATCTAAACATTGTCTTTTAGTAAGATTTTTATACTTATTTAATGAATATTCACATTCTTCCAAAGTATTGTGTGGTTTTATTGGAGTATTATATAACATTCTCATACCACAAGTTCTATTATTATAATTTTTTGCATATTTTGTAAAACAACCACTACCTCTACTATTTTCACAATAATATGGTTTACCTATTTGATATTTTTTTCTTTCAAAACATTTCTTATGACAACAATGTGATGTACTTTTATAATCTAATCCAGGTCGTTTCCATGGACAAGAGTAACATTTTTCACCTGGATAAAGAGAATGAGAAGGACATTTAGACCATTCTTCATTAAATTTATATGTACATTTTTTTTGAGGTGTATAAGGTGGAGAGCATTTTTGATTAATAAAATTTTCTTGAATATTTAATAAAATTAAGATAATAAGTAATATTATTATATATAAAAAATAATTGGAATGTATCATCTATAAAAGGTTTTTAGAAAAAAATTACATTTAAATTATTTATTGACAAAACTTGATTTATCTAATATTAGTTTTATTTCATTCATAGTTTTTGGTGGATATTTACATCCTAATAATATAGTATTCACCCATATATTTGATAAATTAATAGCATTTTCTATTTCTTTTTGAGTTTTTGGTTTCATTTCTTTAATAAACCATTTTCTTCTATTATAGCTATCATTAATTTCATCTATATTTCTTTTTATATCCATATAATATTATCATACAATTATTTTTTTATTTAATCTCAATTAATTCTAAAAGAACTAAATAATAAGACATAATTGCAATAGCCAATAATAATAAAAATACTATAAAATTTTCATTAAATAATTTATTACTACATAAACCAAGATTTTTTAATTCTAATAAATTTACCAAAATATGAATTGCTATAAATAAATAAATATATTTACAAATATCTTGTAACATTAAAGTTTTATTTTTATCTAAACCAAAATCAATAATAAATATAGACATGATATATTATATATATATATTTTTTTAATATTATACGTTGTGAATTTATTTATTTTTTATAATATTTTTTTATAATGATTGAAAATTATTTAAAAAATATTGTTAATCAAAATGACGAAGAATTATCTATTGATGATAAAATTAATTTGATAACAAACTATATTAACGATGAAGATATATTGTTAAAAAATATTTCTAATATTTTTTTATTCAATAATGATATTATAAAAATTAAATTGAATGAAAATGTTATAAAAGATTTAAATATTTTTAACTTAAATGATTTAAATAATAACTCTGTTTTTAATAATATTGATAAAACTAATACATTATATGGTAAATATATATTAAAATATTGGATTAGTTCACCTACAATAGATGTTAAATTATTAAAAAATAGGCAAAGAAATATTAAAACAATTGTTAAAAATACTTCATTATTTAATAATTTAACTGAAATTTTTAATAATATTAAAACTACGGAAAGTAAAGTATTATGGTTTTGGGATAAAATTACAGATGAAACTAAATCATTATATGATATTGTTTTTTTTGATATCCCATATATAAGTAATTTTTTAAACAACAATAATCTAATATTAAATGTAGTTAATATCTATAAAATATTTTTAACCCCAACTTTTTCAATATTTATACCTATATTATCAATTATATTACCATATTTATTACTCGTTATATTTAATAAAAGAGTAACCTTTAATGGTTTTATAAAATTTGTATTTAATATATTAACATCAACACCTACTATATTTAATATTTTACCACCACAATATGGAACAAAAGCTACATATTTTTCATTATTTTTAGCAGGAATTTATGGATTATTATATATACAATCTGGATATTATTCTTTAAGAAGTGCAATTGATACAAATAAAATAATTAAAATACTATATTACAAAATATCAACAATATATAATATATTTAAAAATGTCATTAATATGCGTAAAATAATAGATGAAAATAAAATAAAACTTAATACTTTTATAGATGATGATATAAAATATTTTACAAACTTATTTGATTCTGATATATTGGATACAGAATATAAATTATTTAATAATAAGGGTAAAATTTTATCTATGTATTATAATTTTATAAATAATAAAGACAAATTTATTAATATATTAAAATATATCGGAGAAGTTGATGTTTATCTAAGTTTATCAAAATTATATAATGATCATAAAAAATCTAAAAATAAATACTGTTTTGTTAAATATATTAAAAGTAATAAACCATATGTTAGTGTTAAGGATATATGGCATCCTAATTTAAATAAAAATCCTACAACAAATGATATAATATTAGGTAGAAAAAATAAAAATTTATTAATAACAGGTCCAAATAAATCAGGTAAATCTATTTTTATTAAAAGTTTAGCAACTTCTATAATATTTTCACAAACTATTGGTATTACTCCTGCATTTAAATTTACATCTACACCTTTTAAAACTATAAATAGTTATTTACATATACCCGATATAACCGGTAAAGCTTCGTTATTTGAAGCAGAAATGTATAGAGCTAAAGATCATATTGTTGAATTAAATAATATGAAAGATAATGAATTTTCATTTATAATAATGGATGAAATATTCACTTCTACCAATTATATAGAGGGATATTCGGCAGCTTATTCAATTTGTAAAAAATTAAGTAATTATAATAATAGTATTTCAATTATTACAACACATTTTACAGGATTAAATAAAATAGAAAAAGAAACAAATGGCAATATAGTAAATTATAAATTTATGATAAATAGAGATAAAGATGATAATATAATATATGAACATAAACTAAGACGCGGATATTCTAAACAATATATAGCATTAGAATTATTAAAAAATAATAATTTTGATAAAGATGTAATAGATAATGCTATAAAAATGTGCAATACATTAAAAAAAGATATAAAATAATACGTTTAAGATATAAATAAATTTTATAAATTAGTTTCATAGAAATGGAAAACTATATACTAATTTTATTAACAATTTTAATTGCTTTAGTAATTGCTGTTGTATATTTTGGATATAGACAATTAACACACATTCGTGTTGATGTTAATAAAAATATTTCAAATATTAGCGCATTACAGTCTTATCTAAGTAAATTAAATAATAGTCCTGTAAATAGAACTGTACAACCTTTAAATGATAATTATTTAAATCAAAATATGGACGATATGTCAAGTGTTGATGATATTGATGTAAGCGATTCTGATTCATCTTCTGATGATCAAGATGATATTAATGTATCTCAGCATGGTGGATTAGAGAATAACGTTGATGAAAACTTTTCAGATGCAAACAAGTTTGACAATAAAAGTTTGACCAAAAATGAAGAAGAAAACTTTTCAGAAAATGAAGAAGATGTAGAAGAAGTGGAAGAAGAGGAAGAAGTTGTAGAAGAAGTAGTAGATGTGGATGAAGATGTGGATGAAGAAGTGGAAGAAGAAGTGGAAGAAGAAGTGGAAGAAGAAGTGGAAGAAGAAGTTGTAGAAGAAGTGGTAGAAGAAGTTGTAGAAGAAGTTGTAGAAGAAGAGGTAGAAGAAGAGGTAGAAGAAAAAGTTGTAGAAGAAGTGGAAGAAGAAGTGGAAGAAGAAGTTGTAGAAGAAGTAGAAGAAGAAGTAGAAGAAGAAGTGGAAGAAGAGGAAGAAGAAGAAGAGAAGAGTGAAAGTGGAGATAATTTAGAAATAGTTGAAGGAAATGATGGATTTATGAATGATATTGATAACATGTTAGATGATGACACAAAGATGATTCAAATTGGTGAACCAAATAAAAAGGTTAGTAAAACGACGCCTAATAAATTAGCTAAGGAATTTGAGGTAGGTCATATAGAAATATCTGAAAATAATGGAGAAAAATATGAGGTAGTTTCGAATAAGAATGGTGTTAAGAGATGGAAAAAGGTTTAATTAAATTATATTTTATTCTAAAATAAAATATAATAATAATATATAAAATGTGTGATAAAAATATGCAAGGATTTTGTGATAAAACATCAAATAATAAGTATTTTAATTGCCCACCTATGATGTCCGATGGCAGACACTTTACTGATTATCGTCCAAACTCTTATTCCAATAATTTAATTAGAATGTCAAGTAATATTGTGGGTAGTTATGAATATAGACAATATCTTATTCATAATGCTGAGAAATTAATGCAAGAAAGCAGATATCATGCTACTCAGAAAAATAGTTGCTCTGTATCTACAACTCAAAAATGTAATGCTGAGGAAGTACCATTTCAACGCCAGTGCAATGTCACTTTAAATAATATGGAATGTAATGTTGTTAATCCTCAAGGAGTTGGTACTAATTATCGTTCTGCATTAAACTGATATGATTCTGGATTATACGGTGGGGGGTCTATGAAATTGTTGTGGATACACTGATTTATAATTATTGAAATAAATTGGTTGTGCAGGATGAATTAAAGTTTGATGGTTATTATGATTTTTATTAAATAATTTGCTACAACACAACCCCATTATATATATTATTTATATAAATAATATGTATATTAAACTAAAAAAATGAAAAAATATAACCAATATCTTCTGTGAAGTAATTAAAATATCATGAATGAAGTTCAAAAAAATTATTATTATTTTAACAATAAATCTATTGGTCACTATTATACAACAGAATATAGTAATCATGTGATAATATGGTCAGTAGAGATTTTCAAAAGAAATCGTAATAGAGGACACGGTACATCTATGATTTATGAGATTGTTAATAAATACCCAAATAAAATATTGAAAGGTATTATTTTAGGTGGTTATGAAAATAAAGGGTCTGTGGGGATATTCAAAAATAATGGTTTTCAATTTAAAATGGAAAATGATGGATATAATGGTGTACAATTATATATCTATAAATATCCAAAATAAAAAATGATACCTAATTTTAATTTTTATTAATTCTTACACAAATGTTTGCTAACATAATACAATGGATCCAATATTTTGTTTTTCTTTTTCATCGTCTGACACAGAAAAATAATACTATTGCAATTAGATTCTCTCCACCAAGGGAAAGCGGCAAGATGATCACGATTGAATTTGTACCGAAAAGGATTTGCGATCTTTTCAAATATAATGCAATAGAGCAGCCTACCCGTAATTCAACAAAGAGTTACAAGAAACAATACACTGAAACTAGACTTGCTGTAAATAAAATTATTATTAATTTACTCGTCCAACAAGATCCGGTTTTGAATGACGAGAATATGTCGGAATATAAAAGACGGCAGCATCTCTTCTACGAAACTTTTAAAATGTCGGAAGCGGTTTGTGGGGTCTATGTGAACGAAGATATAAAACCTACTATGTCAAAGGGAGCAGCAGAATTTAATCTGATGAACTATAATTTTATTGATACAATAAAGGGGAATTGTGAATCTTTCGAGTTTTTGGGTGAATAGTTTTCGCTTAAAAAATTATAAAATCTTTATATATAATATAACATGATATCCAATTTTGCAAGTATTAATTATGGTTATGATGCAAATGCTATTTTAAAATGTAGAGATGAATCAACTTGTACTAAATGGCAAGATATTATTTATAAAAACTTTCAACAGTGTGATATTAAAGGGAAAGTTAACCAAAATGGTAACTATGTTTTTAATGGATGTCTTAAAGATTATTTAGCCAAATTATCCAATAATTTTGACATTTTTGTACAATATTGGGCACCTAATAAAGCAGCCAATAATTACAGTGGCAAAGTATTAGTATATCCTAATGAAGAAATTGCATATGAAGGAACATGTAACAAAGGTGTCTCAAAAACATTGGATAAAGAATTTACATTTACAGTGGAAAATCCAAATAGTTATTATACACAAATGGGTAAAAAATTAAACAATCCTTTGGTTAAATTTAGATTTTGTGATGGTAATGGTAAAATATTGAGTAATATATACACAATTGAATTACACCTGTTTTCATAAAAAATGCTCAATTTTTATAAATTTTATAGTATGAATCCTATCTCTAAAATTGTCATCTGAAATTTTCAAGGTTGTAAAATTTCCTTTAAGTAGTCAAATAATAAAAGAAAGTATTAAATTATTACCAGATAATACATTCGGTGTTTTCGTCACTGTTAGAAGATCTAAATATCAAAAATTGGATAACTTTTATTATTGAAAGTGACATAATTTTAATAATAAATATATATTTATTATTGAAATGAATAGTATAAAACTTCTAAATATTTTCTCTCAGTCTAAAATGTGTTATGGTAAGGAAATTAATGATTGAAAGTGACAACAATCAAAAATCTCTCCCATTTTTATTATGTATTTCAGTCATATGATCAAATAATTTTATGAAAATAAAATTCCGGGTTTTTAGAAAGTGTAAAAATATTGTGTAAAAATTTTTTTGTAAAAAATATTCTTCTCAGATTTTTTATCCATGATTTTACATTTTTTCTTTCAAAATTTTCTATAAATATTTTTATATATTTTTTCCCCGCGCGCGGTTTTTATTTTTTCTACTTTTATAAAAAAAGATCATTCGTAATTTTTACTACTTCTATATTTTTATGATAATATAACTACCATAATTATAGCTTATATTTATTTTACGTCATTTTCAGTCATTAAAATTTTAGTCTATTTTTTAAAAAAATAATAAAAAATATTATCATTTTCAGTAATAAAAAAATATGAAATTTCAAGTATGGTGGGAAATTTTTCATCCTTACTGGGAGGATCAATTTAAGATCAATAAAGATCATTTTATATATTTTATACTTTTTTTTTTATATGGTGTATTTATTATTTAAAAATTATTACGATTGTGTAAAAATATTGTTTTCAGTCATAAAAAATATTTTTTATATAAAAAATAAAATTCAGTGGTATATAATACCAAAAAAAAAACAAAAATATATATTATAGTAATAAAGTCCTTACCATCGTTCAATGAGTAGAAAAAAATGATCTC